GCTTAACTTCCTGTAAATCAGATTGTAACGAGCATCCAAAGAACAAGTTCGACTTGTTAGTTGCGATTGCAGTTCCATTTGCCAATCCATTTGCAACAAAGATTTTAACTCCGTCAAAAGCTAAATCTTGTCCCATTCCGTACCAAAGTGTACCTTTGTTGTCTACACCATTTGCACCTGCATTGTTAGCGATAGAGCCAAATCCACCCAAAGCACGAACATAAGCCCGAGCCATATCTTGTGAAAGATAGATGAATAAATCCTCGCTTCCGTAAATGCTTGATGGTAAAGCGTCTACAATTTTTCCAAGCTCATCAATGATAGTAGTGGCAGATGCTGCAACTCCTGCAACTTCTTGTGCTGCTGGTAAACCAGCGTCTAAAGCTACTTGAGTAACGATTCCATCATACTCTCCAGAATTATTTTTGTCTCCTCTCCAGAAGTTTACTTCATTTCTTGCAGCTACTTTTTCTGCTACATATCCAATCATGTAATCTTCGAAAGATTTAGGCAATACATCAAAAGATGAATAACCTTGCTCAACTCCTTGCCATGTGTTGTGGAAGTCAAGCTTACACAATTCAAGGTTTACTTGTAGGTCTTTAACCTCAAGTACTCGCTCTGTCAATGTGATAGCATCATCAGTTCTCGTAAAGTCGCAAGATGCGTCAGAAAGAACGTCAGTTAATGCCATCTTCTGCATTACTTGTTTAAATTTAATGTTAGGTAGAATCTCTACTCCACCTTTTTCGATAGTTGGTGCGCTTAATAAAGCAGCAGCCACGTACTTACCAGCGAATTCGCCTGCGTAAGTCGTTGTAATTGAGGTAATTGAACCACTTGTTGCCATAATATAATTATTTATTTATTTAATTTTTCAAAGATTGAATCCATTGTAGAACGTCTTCTTTTAGAGCTAAATTTAAATACCTCTTTTTCTTCTACGTTTTCTGGATTGTGTGTTATTGGTTTAGTTGCTGCTTCATTTTCTTCCGTTTTTTCTTCAGATAATTCTACAACCTCTTCTTTATTCTCTACCTTTTCAGTAGTTTCTTCAGTTTTGTTTTTATATAACAATTCAACTTCTGCTTTTAACTCTTCGTTTTCCTTTTTCAAAGCTTCTATTTCAGTAAAGAATGTTTCTTTAACGATTGATTCAACCGTCTTTTTAACTGGCTTCTTTTCTTCTGTTGCCATTTCTTCCTCTTTCTCCTCGTATCCTGCTTCCTCTTCTTTTACTTCTTTTTCTTCTTCTTTTTTCTCCTCTTCTGCTTCTTCCTCTGCTTTGACTTCTGCAATGATGCCCTCTTCTTTTACGATAAGTAAAGTTCCATCTTCCATTTTATACTCTCCAACAGGTAAAGCAATTTTTTGCTCGTCTTCTGTTACAATAAAAATCTCTGCTTCTGCTTCAAAAGAATCTGCTTCAACTATTGTTACTCCGTCCTCAAGTTTTCTTTGCTCAAGTTCTATTTGCATTCCAAGTAATTCTCTTACTTTGTTCAAAACTGTGTTTGTGTTCATTGTGATATAATTTAAGTTATCTACTATAATAACTAAATAATTAAGTATCCGTTTCCTTTTTGCCTTGTATTGCTTATCAGTTGGCGTTTTGACAATCGGTACAATCAGAGTATAATGTAACAGAATTAACGTGCAAACCACTTGTATTAATAGCTTCTATGATAGTATAACACCCATCATAATTGCTATTGTGAAACCTTAAATAATAAACTGCACCGATATTTAAAGTTCCCTCGTGTATATGTATGTTTCTTTCTACACTTGAACTGCAATGTTGTATTTTATATTTAGATGCTCCCACCTCTACCTGTTCGCTTGTAATGTTACCTATTCCTTGCGCCCATAAACCACCATCACAACAATCTTGTGAGTATGTTTGACCATCTTTACATAGACAAGCACGTTTACCCCCTAATCTTCCTGTTCTACTTTTTTTCAATTTGCTTAAGTTTAGATTCTGCCCAACGCTTACCAGCTTTGCCACCCCAAAGTAAGTAACTGATATATCCACAATCTTGTTGGTCTCCTTTCTCGTAATATACTTCTGCTCTACTTAAATAAGAATACATTCTTTTTATAGTTTCAACAGACACGGCTTCTTTGTTTGCTAATTGTTGCGCTCTGACCTTACCGACTTGTGTTGCACATTTGTTGTTTACTTTCTTGTTTAGCTCTATGCCTCTTTTAGCGTTGTTGCTTACTGCTTGAGGATAGTCTGCATAACTTTCTGCTTTGATGTCTAAAAGGTCTTTTAAAGCTTCTATAATTTCTTCTTTAGCATCATTACGTTTACCCATCTCATATCGGTCTGCGAAGTAGCCCTCTATACTGAAGCCCTTAACCTCTCCCGATTTTGCTTTAGCATATAGTTCTTCGTCATCAATTTTAGCAGACACCATCCAAGTGCCTACAGGTACATTCATACCATATAGTGCAGTCTTGTCCTTGTCCGTGTTTTCTACAATCCAACTTTCTACGATTGTTACACCTTTTACTTTATCCTTATGCTCAAAGGTTGCGTTTTGATGGTTAGACTTTTTAAAGAATAATTCAGACGCTCTTCTAACCGTTTGTTGACTAAAGTATATATAGTATTCATCTCCGTTTTCATTACGTCTATAGATGCTTTTGTCTGGAATGAGCGCAGCACCCATAAGAATACGCTTTTCAGAATCTATTTCTTTAAGTTGTAATTCGTGTTTATTTAGTGCAACGAAGTTACTTTCAATGGCTGGTTGCTCTACCAAACTAATCGCTTCTATTCCAGAAGTTTCGTCTGATTCGTCTATAATTAATTCGATTATCTTCATACTATAATAACTAAAAAAGATTTAAAGTGTTGCGTTTTGAACTCTGTTTCTATCTAATGCTTGGCTTGTAGTTACCTCTCCACTTACTACAAAAGCTTGTACTGGTTGTTGTTGTAATTGTGCGATTTGATTTATGCCACTATCTCCGACCACATTAAAACTTGGTGCAACTGCTTCGCCACCTCCTGCTCCACCTATATCAGTAGGACTTTCTACATCTCCACCACCTGTAAATTGTTGTGATGCAATACTTGCTATTTGAGCAGCTCCTGCAATTCCAATACCAACTGCATTCGCTATCCTTAAACTCTGTGTAGGTGTAAAGTCAGTAGTCTCTGCAAATACCTTTGTAATCGCTTGTGCCGTGTTTATAGTTGCTTGTGCTATACCTACTGCCTTTTGAACTTGAAACGCTCTCTTCTGTTGCTTTTCATTTCCTTTAGCAAATAATGCAGCGATATCATTTATAGCACTTAACCCACCTTGTACAACGCTTACTTTATAATCTTCTAATGCTTTAGCATCTGCCTTTGCTTTGTCATCCCTAACCTTTTGCGCTGCATCTCTCTCCTCGTCATATTTTAAATATATTTCATTTTCTGCATTTAATCTGGCTATCTCTATTTCTAGCAATGCGTCTGCATTTCCTTGAGCTGCTTCTTCTAATGCAAAATATTTATCCTGTACTGCCCTTAATTCTCTTTCTTCATCTGATAAAGTGTTTTGATAGTTTTGCTCTTCTATCCCTGCAATGGTATCTAAAAAGTCATTGTTTTGTTTGGCAATATTTTCAAGTCTTTTCTTTTCTCTATCTCTTTCTATTTTATCATATTTCTCTCTGATTTTTGCTTCAGATTGTTCTTCTTGTTCTGTGTATAAATCATTAAGTTCCTTTCTTTCTTTTGCAGTTAGCTTCGTGTTTTTCTTTGTGTCCTCTTGAAGTCTTCTAAACTTGTCTCGGTTTATTTCCAAGTCTTTTTCTATGCCATCCTCCATTAAAGAGTTCTGAAGGTCTTCTATTTTTCTGGCAGTATCTAGTCTGAATTTAGCGTAAGCCTTCCACTTATCTCTTTTAGCTTTTAGTTTGTCATCAGTAGCCTTAACCTCTCCCGCATCAAATATTTCCAAATCTTTTTGTAAACTTTCAACATCGCCTTTAGTTGTTTTTATCCATTTTTTTGTTTCTTTTTCCCTAAATGCATTTAGTCTTTCAGTTGATGCTTCTAATTTTCGTTCTACATCAAAAGTATGTGAATAAATATTCTCATTAGCATCTCTTAATATTTTTTGTTCTTCATCAGATAAATCATGCTGGTGTATTATGCCCTCTTCCCTTATTTTTTGTAATACTTCTAATGCCTTTTTTTCTTCATTTATTCTTTCTTGAATACTATCAATAGTATATCTAGCTTCTTCTTCAAATTTTTCTTTATCTTCTTTTGCGTTTTTTTCTGCTTCAGCTATAGCATCTGTTATTAATTTTCGTTCTGCTTTTGCCGTTTCTTCGCCTTTGGCTTTAGCTAAGTCAATTTCTTTTCTTGCTAATTTTTGCTTTAAATCAAACTCTTTATTTAACCTATCTTTTTTAGCATTCCATCT